TTACAAATAATTACAAATAATTACAAATAATTACTAATAATTACTAATAATTACTAATAATATTAAAAGGAAGTTTAATATATTTTAGTATATTTTAGTATAAAATAGTAATTATTTCATAAAAAACAAAATAAAAAATAAAAAATAAAAAAAAACCAAAACAAAAAATAAAAAAAAGAAAAACAAAAGAAAAAGTAATGCCACCTCATTTATATTATAAAATAATGTGCCGGGTCCCAAGTCCGGAATACTAAAGCTGCAGAGGGATTTTTCAAAATAAGTTATAAAATAATTACATTAATTTTGAAAAAATATTTTTTATTTAGAATTATTGCTTTTAATTGGGAAATCATTAATTTTAAGATCATCATTCATTTCATCATAGTTTCTAATAGATGGATCTGAATTATTAAACATTGTTTTGAATTGATTCAAAATATTATTGTCATATAGTTGTTCTTCATATATTTTTCTAGGTATATATCTATATTGAATAGCCGGTGGTGGACATTCGAAACTCATTTTTGTATAACCGATAGTAATAAATACTACACCTATTAATAATAAAGCTAATGATAATGTTCTAAACATATTATTAATTAACTATTATTTTAATTTTGGAATATTATTTGCAAATATTAATAATTCTGTCTGCAATTTGTACAATTTCATTTTGATGTGAAATAATTATTAAAGTTTTTTGTTTTGAAATAAATTCAATTGTATCTAATATTAATTTTAGATTATCTTTATCTATTGCAGAAATTGGTTCGTCCATTAAAATAATAGAACTATCTCTAAAATAACATCTTAATAAAATAACTAATTGTTTTTGTCCACCGGATAATGTACTTCCGTTAACACCCGTTAAAGTATCTAAACCTTTTTGTAGTTTATCAAAAATATTAGTATCTAAATCTTTAAGAACATTTATAACATCTTGTCTGGATGCTTTAGTACCATATAAAATATTTTTTAATACGGACATATTAAATAATTTAGAATTTTGATCAACTAATGAAATGAAACTTCTTGTTTCATTGTTTAATTTATTGTTACATATATTGACTGATCCTTTATTCAATTTTAATCCACCTAAAATAATTTTAAATAATGTTGTTTTACCACAACCAGAATCTCCTTTTATCCAAATTTTATCACCAATATAGGTTTTTAAATTAAAATTTTTAAGTATCCATGGACCTTTATTATTATATTTAAAATATCCATTTTTAATTTCTAAAGTGGGTTGATTTATTTCACATTTATGTTTATTTTTTTTTGTATTTTTTCTCGTTTCTCCTAAACTATTTAAATAATTTACCATAGCTTTACCTTCTCCGATTAAATTAAACACTGTTAAAATATTACTTTGAATATTATTTAAAATTCTTAAGAAATAATATATTTCAGCTACATATAATGCAATGACTTTATCTGTTGGTATTTTGTTTTTATAAATAATATAGTTGAATATAATAAAAGATATTGTGATAATTATTTCGTCACAACATCTTAATTTCCATAAGTCTCTTAATGTTTTTTTATATAATTTTATATTTTCTTTATTTGACTTATTGAATTGATTAATTTCATAATTTTCTTGTTGTGATGCATAAATAGCATCTAAATTCATTACTTTATCTAAAGTTTGTTCAGATAGATTCATGAAATTAACTTCTGATTTCCGAGCATTTTCTATACATTTTGTTCCACTAACATAAAAAACTGTAATATAACACAAGATAAAACATAATTGTAATATACCAATTTGTGTATCTAAAGTAAAAAAATAAATTAATAAAACAAAAGTTGCAATAAAACCAGGAAGATATAATTTGACTATATCAATTGTGATACTTCTAATAACATGTGGTAAGTCACGTATTACATTCATAAGTTTGCCTAATTCAATTGGATGATCTGCTCTATATGTTTTTAATACTTTTTTATATATATATTCTCTAATACATCTTGTAAAATCTGGAATAATTGTATCTTCCGCAAATTTTTTAGTTAAATCTGTTAAAATACTAATAATATAAATAGTTGACACAATAATAACAATATTTTTAGTATTAACCGAATTACCAATTGCATCAAATAATTTAGAGGTATAATTCGGCAATAAATAATATGATGAAAATACATTCATTAAAATAATAATAGTGTATGCAATTAAAATTTCTTTGTTTTTTTTTATATAATCATTAACTATTGAATACAACATATTATGATATAAGATATTTTTTTAAATATATAAATTTACCTCAAATTATTGAAATAAGTCAATCTAGCTTTTCGTAATTCATCTATATTTGGTTGAATATCTTCTTGTATGTTTTGTTGTTGAAGTTGAGTGTTTTTAATATTTAATATATCGCTACAATTTTGTTTCAATAAGTCTAGTAAATCTTGTTTCTCTAAAACGTTATTATAATTAATATTAATACTATCTAAATACAATTTTAATTCAGATATTGATAAATTATTTAATAAATTATCTTTTATTTTTTGTTTTATAACTTTTAATTTATCATTTATCAAACTTTGTTCATATTCTTTATTTTGTGTTTCTATGATATTTTCTGGAGGATTCGTATTAATATTATTTGATTGAGAATGATTAGATGGAGAAGTTGATTGAAAATAATTATTTTGTATTTCTGTATTAATATTTTCATTAATTCGTTTCATTAAAACTTTTTTTGTTCCAGTTGTATTTAAATTAAAACATTTACAAATATCAATTAATTCTGATTTTTTTAATTTAGTGTACATTTTAACACTATCTAATATATTTAAAGATATAATTAGATCTTTAAATAATTTTTTTGGACATATGTGTTAATATTAATTATAATTTATAATATAATATGAAGACTAGGAAAAAATCTGATAATAAAACATATAATTACTTAAATAAATTTAGTTTAAAAAAAAAAACAAAAAAAAATAGAAATAATAATACCAAATATACTAATATTATAAATAGTAAAAATAAATGTATAAATAATAATACTAATAATAATACTAATAATACTAATAATAATACTAATAATAATAATAGAAGTGATTTTTATCCCAAAAAAAATGATATAAGTCATTTACAAAATGAATATGAGAATCGTTTGATTGAATTATATACAAAACAAATTAAATTTAAAACTAGTTTAAGAGAATGTTTAAAATGGAAAAAAAATTTTAATAGAAATTTTTTAGCTTTAAAAACATTTAATATTCCAAATAACAAATGTGATTATAATACTCTAAAATTAAAAATAAAATATATTGAAAATATAATTTCAAAAATAAATACAGAACATTTATTAATATTAGCATTTAGTGAAGTATGTTATCGTAGTAAATATGGGCTTTTACACACATTACCTAAAAAGAAATTAAAAATAATAGGAAATATATTTCCAAATATACAAAATGCAATGATGAAATCAAAAATGAATTATAAACCGCAAACGAAAATGATTTTACCTAAAAAACAATCAATTCGATTTGGTAAAGTGTATATAAGAAAATTTATATAAATATTTATATTTATATAAATATAAAAATGTCAAAAAAGATTTTATTTGATGAATTAAAAAAGGATATATCTGAAAATCCACCTAATTTAAAAAATATAACTGTATTATTAACTCAATTTGTAGAAGGATTTTGTAAATTTTGTCCATCTAAAACTGATTTTAATAATGATATTCGAAATAAATTTCCAAGTACAATCACAGTTGATGATACATTAGTAATAATAAAAGAGTTAATATCAACTATTGAGAAATTCCAATCCCCAAATGATGATATCATTACTAAAAAAATGTTAAAAGATGTTATTACCCATTATAATAATGAATCAATAATTAAATTTTTAAGTGAATTTTATGATCATGTTGAGAAAGTTTACAAAGATGTTTGGGATTGTAGAAAACGTTTAGTTAATGGAGAAAATATTATTCCTGAACAATATAGAGAAAAGATTTATGGTGAAAATAACATTCCTAGTAGAATGAGAACAGGTAAATAATAAATTTAATTAATACAATTCAAATATTTTTTTAATTGTTCAAATTTTTTTTTACCAAATTTATTATTTTTTAAATTGTTTAAAAATTCTGTTTCGTTTTCAATTCCTTGTAATAATAAAAACCAATTTTTATATTTTTCAGCAATAATTTTGGCAGTTTGTTTTGATATATTTGGGATTTGTGATAATTGAATAATATAACACGTATTTGGTGTTAAATTAGTTTTTTTAGATATTGATAAAGTGTTTATATATTCAATACTGTTATTTTGTATAATATTATTTTGCTTAGTATATAATTTTTTATCAATTTGTAATTTTCTTTGCAATTCTTCTATTAAATGTGCTGTATCTTTTATGGAATCTGTTAAAAAAACACATAATCTATCTTTAAGTTGAATTCTAATAATTAATTGTCGAATAATATTTAAAAATTTTTTATCTGTACTGGATTTATCTTTTTCAATTATATAACCTTTATGAATGAATTTACATACACATAATCTTTTTTTTTGTTCTGAGAAACGTCCATCTGTTAAAGAAGATTTTAAATCAGAAAATGTTTTTCTTTCTAAACATAAAATATCATTATTATCTTGTAATTTTTTGATCTGTATATCTCCAACAGGTAAATTGTCATATGTTACTTTATCTAAAAATAAATCTTTTAATTTTTTCTCACGATAATCAATTATTATTTCCATTTTAAATTAAATAAAATTTTTATATTGCTCTTAAGTAAGAATATGAAAAACAAGATGTGTATAAAGTTAGGTATAATGGTATTATTATTAATTGCGATTATATCTTTATGTTATGTCATCCAACAAAATAATCTTAAAGAATCTTTTGATTTAGATACCGATTTATCCGGTTCTGAAATACCTTCCTGTTCAATTCAAGAGGCAAATTACTCTTCAGAACCAATGGGAGTAGAAACTGATTTAAGTGGAAACTCTGATTTAAGTGGAAATACTGTACCTTCGTCTTGTTTTCCTAAAGGTAATTTAAATCCTTCAGATTTATTACCTAAATCTCAAGCGAATGAATGGAGTGAAGCTAATCCAATTGGCGAAGGTTCATTACAAGAACAAAATTTTTTAGATGCTGGTTTTCATAGTGGAATAAATACTGTAGGTAATAGTCTTAGAAATGCGAATATGCAGTTAAGATCAGAACCTCCAAATCCTCAAAAAAAAGTGTCACCCTGGCAACAATCTACAATTGAACCAGATTTTAACAGAAAACAATTAGATATTGGTGAATAAAAAGTAAAAACATATAATAATTTAGTTCAATTTTCAATAATATCTTTATAAATTTATAAAGAAAAATAAAAATATAATATACTTTTTATAAAATATATAATGTATTTATTTTAATTGTTTATTAATCCATATTAATAATCCCAAACATGCATCAATTAAAAGTATATAATATGCTTTTTTTTCTCCTTTATATGCATAAATTGAATATAGAATAAATAATACGCCATGTATAGGACGGAATGAATTCCACCATACAACACCTTTAGATGCTTCTATTCCCAATTTTCTGAAATCAAATAAATATAGTATAATAAATATTATACCTATACCAAATGCTATAAATGATGAAAATTTAAGATTTTGTTTCGATAAATTTTTGGAAATATATGCTAATAATATTCTAGCACCAATACAAAATATTAAAAATATAATTTTTCGAATTGTTTCTTTCATTATATTATAATTTAAATAAAAAAAATTCAAATAGAATAGATAATTATTCAAATAGAATAGGTAATTATTCCAAAATTATACAATAATTTTTCTTGCATTCAATTCTTTTTTATTTTTTAACCTTTCTAATCTATCATTTGCAAATGCAATATCTGGACTAGCCATTAATTTATTCATATTACAACAAAATGGATTTTCAAAAGGACAATTATGACATAATGCATTGGATTCATATTTTCTAAAACCGTTTCTTTTAATTCCTAATGGCATTTCACAAAATCCATCTATACATTTACCAAATTCATTTGGATAATTTTTATTTGATTTATAAAATGGGCAATCCTCATTGAATAAACAAGGTTTATCCCAATTATAATTTAATTTTTCGCATGTATATTTATCTTTAATTTTAACATCTTCGAAACATATGTTACTATTATCTAAAATTTTATTATATTTTAAAGAATTATCAAATTTATCTTTATCATTGTGTACTTTTTTTAAAAATGATAACATTGTTTGATCATTTTGTAAATTACTTCCCCAGAAATATTTATCATAAACATGTTTTGCAAATTTTGCATCATCTCCTACGCATGGTAATTTGCCTGCTAATAAAACACATGATGGATCTTCAATTTTATTAGTGATTGATATCAATCCTTTTTTCATTAACCAATTTATTGTACCTTGATGAAAATTTATATAGTAAGATCCTTTTACTGCATTTGATCTTAAGATACCTTTTGGTTTAAAAATAATTTTTGTAATTAATTCTACTATTTCATTTGATAAATTTTTATTTATGAATAAATCTTTGCTAAAACCAACTGAATTAAGTTCTGTTTTCAATTCTGAGTATTTATAATTAGTAAGTGATATTTTTGTTGTTTTTAATCCTCTTAAATAATAACCTAAAATATCATAATTCATACTATTAAGATTCCATGGTATTATTTTAATTGAATATTTATAAGATATATTAAATATAAATAAATTTGGATTTTCCATTAAACATGCAATTGCATCACATTTATTATTTGTTAATGCATTTATTGCTTCTGATTCAGTATCATAATATGTTATTTTTGGCGATATATTTAAATATTTAAAAATTTCAGTAAATAATACAGAAACATATCCATTTTTTTTGATATAAATATGTTTGTCGACAATATTTGTAAATTCTGTAATTTTTAAATTAATATTATTAATTTGAAGTAAAAAGAATGACATATTTTTTAAATAAGATAAATAATTGTATG